GAAGCTGTGGATATTCACGCGGGTGATATAGAAGTCCAGCTCCGCCCAGAGAAAGAAACGGCAGATACTTTTGATGCTAACTTAGCCGAGTATATGGACGACGGCGAGATGTCGGGTTTGGCGAATGATCTTATAGAAGACTTCGACAAAGACCAGATGGACCGCAGAGACTGGGTGAAGACCTATGTTGACGGGTTGAAGTTGCTGGGTCTGCAGTACGAAGATAGAACTGAGCCGTGGCAAGGCGCTTGCGGTGTGTTCCACCCCATGTTGACTGAGTCTGTTGTGCGCTTTCAAAGTGAAGCGATGATGGAGACCTTCCCGGCAATGGGCCCGGTAAAGACGCAGATCGTAGGTGAGACCGACCTGTTGAAGGAAGAGTCCGCTGCTCGTGTGCGTGAGGACATGAACTACCAGCTTACCGAGGTGATGACCGAGTATCGCCCGGAGCACGAGAAGATGTTGTGGTCGCTGCCGCTGGCAGGCTCTGCGTTCAAGAAGGTGTACTTCGACCCGAGCAAGAACCGTCAGATGGCGATGTTTGTCACCGCTGAAGACATCGTGGTGCCGTATGGGGCCAGCAGCTTGGAGTCTGCCGAGCGGGTCACGCACGTCATGCGTAAGACCAAGAACGAGGTGTTGAAGCTGCAAGAGGCTGGGTTCTATTGCGACGTGGACCTCGGTGAGCCGTCGATGGAGTTGGACGACATCGAGAAGCAGAAGGCTGAAGAGCAGGGCATGACTGCCTTGCAGGACGACCGGTTTCGTATCCTTGAGATGCACGTTGACTTGGACCTCCCCGGTTACGAGCACAAGAACAAGAAGGGTGAGCCCACGGGTATCGCGCTGCCGTACGTGGTGACGCTGGAGAAAGCCACCCGCCAGATTCTGGCCATCCGCCGCAATTGGTATGAGGACGATGAACTCCACCAGAAGCGCCAGCACTTTGTTCACTACCAGTACATTCCCGGCTTCGGCTTCTATGGGTACGGTCTTATCCACTTGATTGGTGGCTACGCCCGCAGTGCAACGATGCTCATCCGCCAGTTGGTGGATGCTGGTACGTTGTCGAACCTGCCCGGTGGCTTGAAGTCCCGTGGCCTGCGTATCAAGGGTGATGACACTCCCATCCAGCCCGGCGAGTTCCGTGATGTGGATGTACCAAGTGGCTCTATCCGTGACAACATCCTGCCCTTGCCGTACAAGGAGCCCAGCCAAGTTCTGTTCGCGCTGTTCCAGAACATCGTCCAAGAGGGCCGGGCGTTTGCATCCAGCGGGGACATGAACGTCTCGGACATGAGCACCAACGCTCCGGTGGGCACCACATTAGCCCTACTCGAAAGAACCCTGAAGGTAATGACGGCTGTTCAGGCCCGCATCCACTACTCGATGAAGCAGGAGTTCAAGCTCCTCAAAGTCATCATCGCCGACTACACCCCGGATGAGTATGAGTACGAGCCGGTTGATGCCAACCGTCGGGCGAAGAAAGAGGACTACGACGCCGTGGATGTCATCCCGGTCAGTGACCCTAACGCGGCGACGATGGCGCAGAAGATTGTGCAGTACCAAGCGGTGCTCCAGTTAGCCCAGTCCGCACCCCAGCTCTACAACTTGCCGCTCCTGCACCGTCAGATGATTGAGGTCTTGGGCATCAAGAACGCTGAGAAGCTTGTGCCGGTGGACGAAGACGCTGTGCCGACCGACCCCATACAGGAGAACCAGAACCTGTTGGTGAACAAGCCGGTCAAGGCGTTTATTGAGCAGAACCACCAAGCGCACATCGCGGTGCACATGGCTGCGATTCAGAACCCCAAGATTCAGCAGATGCTCCAGCAGAACCCGGCAGCTCAAGCCATCATGGCCGCAGCTATGGCCCACATCAACGAGCACGTTGCGTTCGAGTACCGCAAACAGGTTGAGATGGCTATGGGCATGGCCTTGCCGTCCGAAGAGCAGAACAAGCAGGTGTCTCCTGAGTTGGCCGATCAGATTGCGATGTTGGCTGCGAAGGCGTCCCAGCAGTTGCTGCAACGTGACCAGCAAGAAGTCCAGCAACAGCAGGCCCAGCAGAAGATGCAAGACCCGGTGGTTCAGATGCAGATGCAAGAACTCCAGCTACGTCAGCAGGACTTGCAGCTCAAAGCCCAGAAGCAAGCGGCGGACGCCGCAGCTAAGGCCGACCAGATCGAGATCGAGAAGGCACGCATCGCAGCCCAGAAAGAGATTGCCGCTATGCAGGTAGGCGCTACCGCAGCCGCCGCACGGGACAAGGCTCAGAAGCAGCAGCAGACTGAGGGTATGCGCATGGGCATTGATGTGGCCAAGCACAAGGCTCAGATGGCAGTGCAGAACGCGCAGCGTATGGCACAGCGGCAGCAGCCCCAACAACCTCAACAAAAACCGCCTAAGAAAGGGTGAACATGGACAACGAACGGGTACTTAACTACCTTGCGACTGAGATTGAGAAATTACGTACCGACCGGGTTAAATCCGTAGCCGACGGTCGAGCAAACGATTACGCCGAGTATCGGCATAACTGCGGAGTCATCCGGGGTCTGGCCCTCGCAGAAACCATCGTTAACGACCTTGTGCAAAGACTGGAGAAAATTGATGACTGAATTCGATGTCACCGCTGTGGACTTATCCGGCATTCTTAACAAGAATGCAGAGGACAAAGCCAAGCAGTTGCCTGACCCTAAAACCTTCCAGCTTTTGTGCGTTGTGCCAGAGGCAATGGAGGAATATGCGGACAGTGAAGTTGGGCTGATTAAGGACAGCAAGACCATGCACTACGAAGAGGTACTGACCCCAGTGCTGTTCGTGGTCAAGATGGGCCCCGACGCGTTCCAAGACAAAACTCGGTTCCCTAGCGGACCCTCCTGCAAGACAGGTGATTTTGTCATTTGCCGACCCAATTCAGGCACCCGCTTGAAGATTCACGGGCGTGAGTTCCGGCTCATTTCTGATACCTCAGTCGAGGCCACAGTCGAAGACCCGCGTGGCATCAGCCGCGCTGCTTAAGGAGTAATACATGCCTGAATATGATGATTTTGACTTCCCTGATGAAGTAGAGGCTAAGGCTTCTGCCAAGGCAGAGGAAAAGTTTGAGGTGGAGATTGAAGACGATACTCCTCCCCAAGACCGTGGCCGCAAACCTGCACCCCCGGTAGATGACCCCACCGAAGACGAGCTGTCTGGCTACGACGAGAAGGTTCAGGCGCGTATTAAGAAGTTCACCCGTGGTTACCACGACGAACGTCGAGCAAAAGAAGAAGCCTTTCGTGAACGCGAAGCGGCAGAATCCTTTGCCAAACAGGTGTTTGAAGAAAACAAGCGCCTTCAGCAGCAACTAGCTACAGGCAGTAAAGCCTACATTGAGCAGTCCAAGTCAAGCGCGGAAAGTGAGCTTATCTCCGCTAAGAAGCGGTACAAGGAAGCGTACGAAGCGGGCGATGTGGATGCACTGACCGAAGCGCAAGCTGAGATTGCTGAAGCAACCTTGAAGATCGACAAGACGCGCAATATGCGCCCTGTTGAGGTCGAGGAAAAGGAATACACCCCTGCGCAAGATGCTGCACCGCAGCAAAAGCTTACCCCCCGCGCCCAGAAGTGGGCCGACGCCAATAAAGATTGGTGGGGCAAGGACGATGAAATGACAATGGCCGCTATGGGCATTGACAGGAAGTTGCAAAAGGAGTATGGTGCCGATTATGTGGGTACTGAAGAGTATTTCCGCACCATCGACAAAACGATGCGCAAAAGATTTCCTGAGCAGTTTGAAGATGCTCAGAGCGAAGAACCGGACGAGGAACCAACTCCCCGCCGTGCAACAAAAGCTACCGTTGTGGCCCCCGCCGCACGTAGCACATCGCCTAACCGTATTCGGTTAAAGGCATCCGAAGCCGCCACTGCGCGTCGTCTTGGGGTTCCTTTGGAAGAATATGCTCGTCAGGTTGCTTTACTTAAAAGAGGTTAAAAATGGCTGAAACTCGACAAAATCGTCTTGACCGTGAATTGGATACTCGTTCCGAATGGGCCCGCCCCGATATGTGGCGTGCTCCCGAAACGCTTCCCCAACCTAACCCCCGCCCCGGCTGGAGTCACAGGTACATTCGCGTCAGCATGTTGGGCACTCCTGACCCATCTAACATCTCTGGAAAGTTGCGCGAAGGCTATGAACCCGTGAAAGCGGATGAATATCCCGAGCTTATGGTGCACGCCGTTGTCGATGGACGCTTTAAGGGCAACATCGAAATTGGTGGGTTGGTGTTATGCCGTATTCCGGCTGAGTTTATGACGCAACGTGACCAGCATTATGCTAAGTTGAATCAGTCTCAGATTGAATCGGTTGACAACAACTATCTTCGTAACAGTGACCCTAAGATGCCTATGTTCGCAGACCGCAAATCTAAGGTCACATTTGGTTCCGGTTCTTAAATTTTTCTAGGAGTTTTTATGGCATATCCTGTCGTATCAGCGCCGTACGGTTTGCTACCGCAGAACCTTATTGGAGGTCAAGTATTTGCTGGTTCCACCCGCATGTACAACATCCAGTACGGCTATGCAACTAGCATCTTCTACGGTGACTTTGTTGTTCTGTCTCGTGGCTTCGCCACACGCGCCTCGGTCTCTACCGGCACTGGTCTGAATCAGACCGTCGGTATTTTCTTGGGTTGCACCTTCACCAACCCCACGACCAAGCAAAAGCAGTTTTCGCAATATTGGCCCGCAAGCACCGCTGCCGGTGACTGCCAAGCCTATGTTTACGACGACCCTGATGCTGTGTTCAAGGCGGTTGTTTGCAGCTCCGGTACTACCGTAGCTTCCGGCGCTATGGCGATGATTGGCACTAACCTGTCAGCTATCAACAACACCGGTAGCGTCAACACCGGTAACTCGGCTAACGCTATTCTGGCTCCTTCGGCTACTCCTGTTACCACCACTCTGCCTTTGCGCATGGTTGGTCTGGTTACGGATACCGCAGTGAATCTGGGTACTGCTACTTTCAGTTCGGGTACTACCACCCTGACCGTGAGTGCACTGCCTTACGCACTGCCCGTTGGTACGGACGTTTCTGTGTTGACCACTAGTGGCCAACTTGCACAGACTGGTTCTTTTGTGTCTACCGCAGCAGCCGCTGGCGATACCTCTGTGGTATTGAACCAAGCCGCTACGTTCACACTGAACTCGGGCGTGTACGGAGCAACCGTTGTTTTCACCCAGTATCCTGAAATCTTGGTCAAGTTGAACCAAGGTCTGCACGGCTACTACTCTGCCACTGGCGCATAAGGAGTAAATCATGGCTATTTCACGCGCACAGCTACTTAAAGAACTGCTTCCCGGACTGAATGCTCTGTTCGGCCTTGAGTACGCCCGTTACGGCGAAGAGCACAAGGAAATCTACGAAACCGAAACCTCGGAGCGTAGCTTTGAAGAGGAAACCAAGCTGTCTGGCTTCTCCGCCGCTCCGGTGAAGAACGAGGGCTCTGCCATTGCCTATGACAATGCGCAGGAAGCTTGGACCACTCGCTACAACCACGAAACCATCGCTTTGGGCTTCTCCATCACGGAAGAGGCAGTGGAAGACAACCTGTATGACAGTCTGTCTGCCCGCTACACCAAAGCTCTGGCTCGTGCTATGGCGTACACCAAGCAGGTCAAGGCTGCTGCTGTTATCAACAACGGTTTCTCTGCCCAGTACGCTGGCGGTGATGGCGTTGCTCTGTTCAGCACTGCTCACCCGCTGGTCAATGGTGGCACCAACAGCAATCGCCCAACTACCGCTGCCGATCTGAACGAGACTTCTTTGGAAGCCGCCGTTATCCAGATCGCTGCTTGGACTGATGAGCGTGGCCTGTTGATTGCAGCTAAGCCCAAGAAGTTGATCGTTCCGCCGTCCCTGCAATTCGTTGCTACTCGTCTGTTGGAAACCAGCCTGCGCGTTGGTACTACCGACAACGACATCAACGCGTTGAAGAACAACGGTTCGATTCCTGAAGGTTACACAATCAACCACTTCTTGACGGACAACAACGGCTGGTACTTGACCACTGATGTTCCTAACGGTCTGAAGCACTTCGTGCGTTCGCCTTTGGCTAACTCAATGGATGGGGATTTTGACACGGGGAACGTCCGCTACAAGGCCCGCGAGCGCTACAGCTTTGGTTGGTCGGATCCGCTCGGAATGTTCGGTTCGCCTGGGTCGTCCTAAAAACCCCAGTAAAATCAAGCACTTAGCGAGATTTGAAGAGCCCTTCGGGGCTCTTTTTTGTTTGTGTTGTGTTATTAGTTTAGATCGGGTACAATGCAGTTTACGAAAACACATTACCTGTATCTAAGGAACCTATGGCACGCGGCATCTACAAAATCATCAACATCATCAACAACAAGTTTTATGTGGGTAGCGCGATCGATCTGAAGCGACGTAAAACCCGGCACTTTTCAGAATTGCGCGGTAACAAACACAACAACCGACACCTACAAGCGGCATGGAATAAGTACGGGGAGCAAGCGTTTGTGTTTGTTACCCTTGAGGAGATTGCTGCGGATGCAGACTTGCTGACCGCAGAAAACGTATGGCTGCACGCGCACGTAGGGCAGGAACACTGCTATAACATCGGTGTAGACGCCACAGCCCCCATGCAAGGGATGATTGGGGAGTTGAGCCCTACGTGGGGATACAAACACACCGCAGAGGCTCGGCTTAACATAGGAGTGTCTTCGGCAGGTAGGTTGCACAAGCCAGAGTCAAAAGAACTGATTCGGCAGCATCTGGTAGGCAAGCCCAAGTCTGCAACGGTGCGGGCCAAAATCAGTGCCACCCTAATGGGGGAGGGCAACTTCTGGTACGGCAAAGAGCGCCCAGACCACGGCGCAAAAGTTAGCAAGGCCGTAGTCGCTATTGACCCGGCGGGGGGCATCACAGGGTACGTAAGTGTCGCAGCACTGCTCACCGCGTTAGGGTTGAAGCCGCCCACAGCCAACCGGGCACTCAAGTCCGGCAAAGCACTGACACGCGGGCCGTATGCTGGGTGGGCTTTCAAATATGTTGCGACCCCCTGAAAAATAGTGTATATTGCACTCACTCCGGGGTTACCGGCGTATCAAACCAGTCCCGGCTGGACGACATACCGATTGATGCGCTCCACTTGTATGTAAGGACTCATTATGGGATTCGCTACTCACCTCGGCCCTTGGCTGCTTGGCACGGTCAAAAACACCACCGGTACTACCGCTGGAACCATCCGCAATATGGGCGCTACCGTCGTTACCCAATCGGGCACGACCACTGTTAGCGACACCACTGCAACCACCCTGTTTGTGCTGCCCGCAGGCGCACAGATCAACAACTTTTTGGTGGACATCACTACCGCCTACGCTGGTACTACCGGCAATACCATCACCATCCAAACGTCTGGTGGTTCTTCTCTGGCAACCGTAGGCGGCGCTACCACGACCCCTCTGGCCATTGGCCGCGCCACTGTGACCCCCACGGGCGCTCAGGTTGGTACTTGGGTGAATGTGGGCACGACCGACCTGATTATTCAGGTCATCTACGCCTGTGCTGGTACTGCCAGCGGCGGCGCAGCTACCGTGACTTGCAGCTACACCGTGCGTGGCTCTGACGGCGCTGCCAACCCCACCAGCACCCAGCAGTAATTAGTCTCGGGGGCTTCGGCCCCCGTTTTACAGGAGATTGATTATGACAATGCAGTATGACGTTAAGACCGCGTATTTAGAAGCGTCTGGCGTATTGGTGGATAGCCGTTGCCGGTTAAAGCAACTTATTTTTCTGCCCAGTGGCACTGCTGGCTCTGTTGTTATTTATGACAACGCTTCAGCGGGTTCTGGCAATGTTGTTTGGCGCACCAAAGTAGGCACAGGCGTACAGCCATTCCAGTTGATTGTGCCCGGAGAAGGTATCTTGGCCTTGAACGGGATGTACGTAGTACTCACCAATATCACATCTATTACGGTGTGCTATGGCTAAGACTGCGGCATGGACTCGCAAAGAAGGCAAGAATCCCAACGGCGGCTTGAACGCCAAGGGGCGGGCCTCCGCCAAAAAGCAAGGGATGAATTTGAAACCTCCCCAGCCGGAAGGCGGCAGCAGGCGCGACTCCTTTTGCGCAAGGATGAGTGGTATGAAGAAGAAGCTCACCAGCGAGAAGACCGCGAAAGACCCAAATTCCCGTATCAATAAATCGCTGAAAGCGTGGAATTGCTAAGATGACTGACCATCACACTACTATTAAAGACATACTTGATGTCGCGGCTATTTTCACGACACTAGGTGCATTTTTGGAATGGGTTTCACCTGTGTTCGGTCTTATTGGAGCGGTCGTTGGTTTGATGCGTATCGTTGAGATGGCCACGGGCAAGCCTTTTGCGGATGTCTTCAAGCGGAAGAAAAACCCAAAGAAAGACGATGATGCCAGCGACAAGCCCTAAGCAAAAGAAATTCATGGATGCTGCGGCGCACAATCCCGCGTTCGCCCAGCAGGCCGGAGTACCTCAGTCCGTTGCAAAAGACTTTAGCGAGGCTAGCAAAGGAATGAAGTTTGGCAAAGGGACCCGATCACGGGCCGACTTGCAGCGTATCAACAAACCGGACACCAAGCACGGTAAAACTGAGTTATTCAAGAAAGGTGGAAACACTATGGCTACTAAAGGTATGAACCCCTTCGCTAAGTTCGAGAAGTCCGGTAAGGACAAGGAAAAGGGCATGAAAGAGGGCTCCAAGAAAGACATGGCGATGGACAAGATGCAGATGAAGACGAAGAAGATGGCTTCTGGTGGTCTGGCTGCTGGGCACAAGAGCGCCGACGGTGTTGCCTCCAAGGGCAAGACCAAAGCTCGTCAAGTCAAAATGTAAGGAGCCAATCATGGCACTCAGCGCATTTCAACAAGCTTTCGCCGACGCCCGTAAGTCGGGCGATAAGACCTTTGAGTTTGGTGGTAAAAAATACACCACTCAGCTCAAAGAGGACGCTCCGGCGAAGGCCCCAGCAAGAGCCCCAGCAAAAGCTGCTGCGTCTACTTCTGAGAACCCCAAAGAAAACCCAACTTTTGACCCTGCGGGGGGTAGTGCTGAGGTTCTTGCGACTTCAATGCGGAAATCGCAAAGTCAGCAACGTGCTTCTGATGCGTCGGGTGAAACGGCTAAGACCAATAAATCTGTTGAAGCTGCAAACAAGCTGACGGACAGAGACTTTGGTTCCTTAGAGAACATCCAACGCCGCAAAGCAGCAATGGACACCGTGAAAAACATTCCTTCCGCCATCGGGGACTACGTAAGTAGCCTCGGAGAGCAAAAGGAAAAAGGGCACGGCACGTACGTGAAAGATGGCAAAGTGGTGAAGTACGCCAAAGGTGGTTCGGTTTCCGCTTCTAGCCGTGGTGACGGTATTGCTCAGCGTGGTAAGACTCGCGGCATGATGGTCATGTGCGGCGGTGGAATGGCCAAGGGCAAAAAGTGATAGCCTCTCGCGGCATGGGTGACATCAACCCGTCCAAGATGCCCGGCGCGAAGAAAAAATCGCGTCGGGATAACACCGACTTCACGCAGTATGCTGAGGGCGGTAAGGTGTGGGACACGCCCAATCCCGCTAAGAAGCACAAAAAACTAAGTCCCGCCAAAAAAGTAGGTGCTAAAGCAGCGGCCAAGGCAGCAGGGCGACCCTACCCCAACTTGATTGACAACATGAGGATGGCCAAGTAATGGCAAACACTTCTGGCTCCACAGCTTTCAACCTTGACCTCACCGAGTTGGTCGAGGAGGCTTTTGAGCGGGCCGGAAGCGAACTGCGCACGGGCTATGACATGCGCACTGCGCGGCGTAGCCTCAACATCATGTTTGCCGACTGGGCCAACCGGGGCATCAACCTCTGGACGATTGAGCCGGGCACGATCACTTTGACGCAGGGGCAGAACACCTACCCCCTGCCGGACGACACGATTGACTTGCTGGAGCACGTCATCCGCACGGATGCCAACAGCACCACCAATCAGGCGGACTTAACCATTACCCGCATCAGCGTTTCCACCTACGCGACTATCCCCAACAAGCTGACCCAAGCGCGGCCTATCCAGCTTTGGATTCAGCGGTACAACGGACAGACTTCCGTAGTAGGGTTAACCCTGAGCAGCTCGATCACGAGCACCGACACTGAAATCACTTTGAGTTCCACAGTGGGCCTGCCCGCTTCGGGGTTCATCAAAGTTGGTTCTGAGACCATCAACTACGGCTACATAGTGGGCAACACCCTCTATAGCTGCTTCCGTGCACAGAACAACACCACTGCTGCGGCGCACAGTGCTGGGGATACCGTCTACTGGCAGCAGCTCCCCGCCGTGACCGTCTGGCCAACACCGGACAATGCGCAGACATACACACTGGCCTACTGGCGGCTGCGCCGCACCCAAGATGCTGGCGGGGGTGTGAACATCATGGACGTGCCGTTCCGTTT